TCTAAACGAACCGCCCCAAGGCGCTTCGCTGCATGCCGAATGTCCCGTATGCGGTTCAGGTCCGCCCTACGGTCACTCGACGATGTACCCATAAGGATAAACTCCTTCTTACCCTCATATTCGAGGAAAAGGCGAGTGTGTTTTTTGCCTCGTTCGATAACAAAGTTAAGATCCGGCCAAAAAGCCAGTTCTCTGTAGGCGCTTTCGTAAACCTTCCTCATTGCTTTGCCTGAATGCGTCCAGTGACTGTTTCATCACGAACACCAAAACAATATCCCAAGGATTTAAGAACGTCAGGCCTGATAGAGTGCAACTCCTTTTTCAAACTGAAAAGCTCGCTCTCTTTTTTCAGGACCTTTGCATTAATCTTGAGCCATTCCCGCTCAACGGGCGTAATTGTGCTTCTTGTCATATCGGCCTCCCAAGGCTATAATTAACGAACGCGAACGCAGCGGAAAGTGTCGGCGGGAGCCACTGGGCTTGCACCGATAACAAATTTCGCATTTGAATTAACTGTCTTGCGAAACCTCGCGATGCTGTTTTTAATGCTAGTTTTCCTGCGCGAAAAACCCTTCTTGGTAGCGCCAAGATTGTCTGGTGCGTCAAAGCCATCGCCAACATCAAGAAGATTTATAGGGTAAATGGGAACGCCCCTATAATTAGGAAGATCCGCATTTTTTATAACTTTAAACATAATTTAATTACCTTAAATTCATAAATTATCATAAGCACCATTTCCGGCGCACTCATTAAATCTCACAGCGCAATTTGAATTGCAAGAACTTTTTTCCCCTCATTGCGCTTGACAAAGGTTTCCGGTTGAGAGAGTATATAGGCCATACGAAACGTTAGGAACATTATGTCCCCCTTTGAAAAGTACGACATCGCGCACTTGTCGCCATCGTCATGCAACACCTTCACAGCATCGCCAGCGGCATTCCTGTTACAAAAATGCATGAAGAAAAATTCTCCTGTTGGCCCCGCCGCGCACCGTGGAACGTCTGCCGAATCAGGCGTGGCATTTGGCCTCATGAACCCTGACGCAAGCGTCGACGAATGCATCGCCGTTGCTAAGGAAGAGTACAACACACTGACGGCCCTGATCTTTGACGGAAGCGTCGACAAAGAGCGCAACGCGCTTGGCGACTTTGTGCGTATGGGCCTTGCCGAATTGCGGCCATATGGCATCCCGTCATCCGCTCAGGGCCACGTCTCAGTTGAGGTCGAGGGCCTTGGCGTCCCGCTCATTGGCTATTATGACTTTGAATGGGAGCATAAGGGCGTCCTGATCGACCTGAAGACATCGCACCAGCTTCCAAGCAAGATCAAGCAGCCGCATGCGCGTCAGGTTTCCCTGTACAAGGCTGCGCGTGGCGACAACCTTTCTGCGCGCATCAGCTATGTGACGCCCAAGAAGACGGCGACATATGAGCTTGAGAATCACCGCGAACACCTCAAGGCCCTTGAGACTGTTGCGCTCACAATTCAACGCTTCCTGTCCATCAGCGACGATCCTTTGGAGCTTGCCTCCCTTGTGATCCCTGACGTGGACAGCTTCTATTTCAATGACCCCGTCACACGGCAAGCCGTGTTCGAGACATGGGGCCTGTAACCAGTTTCCGCATGAAGCGGTGAGGCATGCGGTCGGCCATATGACCGCAAAAATGGTAAAAGGTAAAATGTACAATGGCACTTGGTCTTAATTTTGAAAGCGCAGACAGCGGCGAAATCATCCCGATCATCAAGTTTGACGCGAAGGCTGGACGCATGTTCCGCCGTGACCGTGTAAACGGCGAAAACGATCAGATCGATATCACGCGCACGTTCAAGGCGATCTTTGATTTCGAGAACATCGAAACAGGAACAATTAACTTCAACACTGGCAGCGCGCCTGACTTTGCGGTTGTCCGCATTGGGGACCCAATCCCACAGGCTCCATCGCCAGACCACCGTCCCGGAGCCCGTATCCTTGTCAAACTGTCGAAGGAAAATGGCGGCGACCTCCGCGAACTGGCCTCAACCGCGAAAGCCTTCCTGCGCGGCCTAAATGCCCTGCATGACGAATATCTCGCTGGTGCGTCCGCGAACAAGGGCAAGCTCCCTGTCGTGGAATTGGTCGACACGACCCCGATCACGTCTGGCGAAGGTGCGCGCAAGTCCACTAACTATTCGCCTGTCTTCAAGATTGCATCTTGGGTGGATCGTCCCGCTGACCTTGTATACATCCCCAAGTCGCGTAGCGCCGCAGCGCCTGCTGCCGGATCTCCGCCATCCACGGGTGGTACAAAAGTCAGCGCCCCCGCAGACGATTATGTCCCCGGCTTTGACGGCGACGATGATTTTGGTTAAGTGACCAAGGGGAGGCGGGGCTGCGGCCCCGCTTCTTTTTGGAGATTTATTATGCGATTTCTTTTTACGATGCACATGCCAAGCTTTGGGGGCCATCCTGTTCATCAGATTATCGGCGACCATCCAGCAAATTCCCTAGAGGATCTGGTCGAAGAAATCGGTAGCTCAGACTTCATCATTATCAGTGAAATTTACAAAGATGATGGAAACAGGACGAAGGTGACCAACCCCGATTATTTTCAAAAGGGTGAGGTCAGCCTAAACTGCATGCACATCGGTAAGGTTAAGGTTTTTACGCCATGAAGATTAACTGCGGACATGGCTTCCCGTCATATGAGACGTGCCCATCATGCCAAGATAGCTTTGAGGGTCTGAGCATAAAAGGGATCATCACAAAGATGAATGAGGCTCCCGATATGGTCAATCATCCACCGCACTATAAGGTGGGCGGCATTGAGACCATCGACTACATTCAGGCCAAGCTGACCAGCGAAGAGTTTTCCGGATATTGCAAGGGCAATGCCCTAAAATACATCAGCCGCGCCCCTCATAAGAAAGACGCGACTGAAGATCTGCGTAAAGCGATTTGGTATTTGAACCGTCTTGTTACCCCTAAGGGTAGTTAAGGGCTACTTTACGGCCACTGCGTCACCCCATGCTTGAACAGTCAAGCGATGTTTGGTTGCGCAGTCTATATACTTTGCAAGGACATCCGCTTCCCAAAGCGCCCGCTCAGGGTCAATCATCACCACTGGTGGGTTCTGAAGATTTGGACACTTCGCCGCTAGGTTTGCCGGTGGCAGCGGCATTGGCGTCACTGACACCGCTTTCGAGCAACCTGCGCAAAGCATCAGAACCAGCGCAATCAGCAGGAACGGCAGGAGCCGTTTTGTATATTTCACGAATGGTGTTGGTGCGTTCGGTTGCCACGACATTGGCTTGATCCCGTTCAAATTCGTAGGTTTGCGAAACATTGTCTACTACCTCTTGTTTTTTGACCCGTAGCTTTTCAGCCTTCTCCAGCGCCTTTGCGTATGCAGCGTCACATTGCCAATCACGGACTTTGTAACCGGAGGCCGCGCCTATAATGAGAGCGCCCGCCAATCCATATATCATTACTGGGTTGATTAAAGCCATGCTGCATACTTCTTGGTTTTTAGTTTACGGTCTTCAAGGCCGTGGGTTCCGCCATTGATCCGCTTTGTCAGTGCAAGGATCGCAGCGTCGTTGATGCCCTGATCGCAGATCGACCAAAGCTTGTTTGCATCGAAGAACCACAGGGCGCTTTCAAAGCCCAATTCGGTAGCCACAAGGTCTGGATTGTCCAACACCTCCTGTTCGCGTCCGATGTATTTGCCGAATGCGCGGTAGTTGTTCTTGCCCGTCAATTGGAGGGGGCCGCGTCCTTTGTACAGAAAACCTTCGCCTGACGCTTCGTCACCGTTGCCCATGCGGTTAGCATAGACACGGTTGGCAATCCGCTGTGGCTGGCGTTCGTAATTCTTGGCGATACCCTCAGTCGGGAAGTACTTCCCAAAGATGCCGCGCAGACCCTTGGCACCGTAATTCAGGTTTTCGCTGAACGCCTTGAAGTTGCCGCTTTCATGCGCGCATTGGGCAAAAAAGTGGGCAGCGCGGTTCTTGTTTAGTTTGAAGTAGGATGCGGCAGCCTTCAGTGTTCCGGGACCAAAAGCCCCGTCAGCCGTTACGCCAATCTTCTTCTGAAGTTCAATCATGCTCATTTGCCAGCACTCCTCCAATCAGGAAAGTCGTTTTCATCAACCACGCCGTCGCCGTTTACGTCATAGCGCAAGTCGTTGCGGTACTTTTCCCAAGGCTCCATATCGTCATCATCGTCTTCTTCAGGATCGTCGATAAAGACCGTACCCTGCGGATCGTTGTATGTCTTGGGTGCTTCAGGCTCAATAGTGCGGGCAAACGGCACGGACTTATGTTCAACTGTTTCCATTTCTGGGGTAAGTTCGAGTGGAGCTTCTGGCTCTGGTTCAGCGCCCTTGTCACGGGCATTAGCGTTTAAGCTCAAGCCACCAAGTAGGCCAACGAACGCGCCGATGATCGTCTGGAAGGCTGGGTTGACCGTCTCAAGTATAGCCGCGCTGTCCACGACATCGTTCGACACAAACAGGCCAACGGCAAGCGCCAGCACAACGACAAGGATAACTGCCGACAGCGTGACGATGGCCACGCGGATAACAAACTCGACGGTGTCGTTGACGCCGTCATGCTTGCTTTCAAAACTATTTAGGAAGCTCATCTTCTTCTCCTTCGATCTTCTCCGGCGGCTTCGGCGTCATCGAGCCGTTGCCCTGCCCCGCCATAAGTCCCGCCAATGCCCCGACAATGAACGTCGCTATCGGGTTAATCAGCTTAAAAAACTCAGCGTCATTCGGGGACTGCCCCTCCATCGGCTGCGATACAAACACCAGCGAGTA